AACTTGGCAGGTACGGTGCTGTATGTGTATAGGTCACCCTTAGCCGTCAGTGGTGACGAGTTGGGGTCTGGTAATCTTCCTGTTGCCATTAGTTTCCTCCCAATCCAAGGGCTTTCAAATCATCTGCTGTCAAGCCAAGGGCTGCCAATTTTGCTTCGGCTGCTGCTTTTGCAGCAATTCTCTGTTCTTCTAATTGTTTCTTTCGCGCGGCGCTTTCTTCGCCGTTTTTCCAATCTTTTTCAATTTGTGCAATTTCTTCGGCATTGGCTTCTCGTTCGACCCCTGCTTCTACGACAATATATTTAGTCATTATTTCACTCCATAAACGCGATATGTTCCAGCCGTAAAGTTACCTGTGCTGCAGAAAAAAGTTAAACTTGTTACTGCTGCGGTGCTTTTCCAAGCACTGATTCTGCCAGCCGTATACTGAGCATTTGCGGGTGTGGTTACGTTGGCAACAACAGCCGACGGCACAAATAAAATCTTATATGTGGATGTATTTGCATAATCTGGGACATTGAAAGTAATTAAAGATGTAGTATTTGAAGAAAGTTGTATCATACCAACTTCGTTATGTTGAGTTTGACTGTAAGCATAACTATCATAATCAATACCGTTATCTGAGTAATTTGCTGCCGAATCACCGTTAAAACGTACTTGCAATCTAGCATTAGAAACGGGTTGGAAGTTTCTTACTACAACATACAAATCGTTGTAACTTGTAGATAATGTTGCAGTTGTGACAGATGCGCCTGTAAAGCTGCCAGAATCTAATAAAGTCATGCCACCGCCAGATGCAGCGGCAGCCCATTTGACTTTATATGGACTGACTGTTGTATCAGCAGTTAAGACTTGTCCAGTCGTCCCAATTGGCAAATTATCAAACGTGCCTGAGCCAGTTCCAACAATTATATCTCCGGCAGCAGTAATTTCTGTTGCCATTGAGTTTGTAATTGTTACTGTGCCAGAAGTACCACCGCCGCTAATTCCAGTTCCAGCAGTTACGCCTGTAATGTCACCAGATCCATAACCAACCCACGCTGCACCTGAATAGATTTCAAGAGCATCGGTATCTTTGAGATACGAAACCATGCCTTCGGCCAGTACGCCGCTTAGTGCGGTTGTTCGAGCTGCGGCATTGGCAAAGACCATGACCACCTGCTCCTGCAAATAAGTATTTACCTGAGCTGCCGTAAGCACGTCACCCGTGTTAAACAGCTTATATCCTGCACCTGCCATTGATTGCTCCTTAGTAACTCAGCACATCTTCGCCTAGTATACCGCTAACTGCGCTGTCTAACACGAAGCCAGCCAATAAAGGTTCAGAAGTAAATAGGGTTGTCATCCATGATGACTTGGTAATATCGTGATGAATAGCGTTCACAAGGCTTGGCTGTGTCACGCTAGTCGCTCCTGGCATGGTCTTTGTGACCGTAATGCCGTCAAGCAAATCTATGTCTACGCCTGCCTTAGGCTTATCGGGATTAATGTCGTCATAAAGATTGAGTTGGATTGAGTCGATCCGGACTTCAGGATCTTTACGGGTAGCCAGTATCCCTTTGGCCTGATTCAGGGCTTCAGCATCAGTTTCGACAAGGATGCCGTCACGGATACCTGAATGAAGGAAAAACGTGTCGATGCTTGTCTGGTCATAAACGTTCTGTGCCGTGCCACCGGAGCGTGTAACAGTTACGTCATTGATGAGCGTAGTGTCGTCATAGGCCACAACCGCGTTAGTATATGAAATCTGTGTGCCGTTGTCATTGAAGCTATAAAGGCTTGTGGCTGGCCTTGTGATGAGCGAGTCACGATCGACAAAAACCACGTTGCTTTGTCCATCAATGAATATGCCACCAAACTCGCTGTTCTCTACTGTCTGTAGAGCCTCTAAAACATTCCTAGACGTGCCGGGATCTGCCTGAAGGGTTGAATTGCCAGTATCTATCTCACGAAGGCTTAAAGGCCAATCTACGGCATTTAGAAGGGCACTTACGCGAGCACCTGAGAGTTGACCTGCGCTTGTGCCAGCCACAGTCGTAATGGCTGAACCTGCTAACAACTTAAAAGCGTCTACGCATCTCAAAGTGACTGTTGACAGATCTTCATTGCCTTGCTTAAAACCTGTGTCGTAATTGGTTATGTAACCGCTAAAAAGGTAATAATCCATGCCAAGATAAGTGGCATAAATAATAATTTGACGTAATGGCACAAGATCTGGGTAATAAGCTCCGGCGGTATTCATCGGATTCCAATCGCCGTTTTGATCATATAAGACGACATCTGCGCTACCAAACTCGAACTTACTCGTAATGCGATTGCGCCCACGTCTGATATTTACGCGCGTTACTAAGCTAGTGATTTCAACAGGCAATGTGCCTGTGCCAAGTTTATTCGTGCCAAGTAGGCCACTAGTCGCAGATCCAAGAATAAATGGATTTGTTTCGAACGCCGTATCGCTATCAAAATCAACAAAGACGCGGATTGTAGGAGCTGCCATTAGATTGCAATGCTGCTGAAACGCAGACCCTTTCCGTTTCTTTGGTACTCGTATTGGATATCGGTAATGACTTCTGCCAAATCTTGCACCGCCGTGACTGATCCTTCTACCGTCACGTTAATAGTTGTGTCACCGGCCATAGATTCCTGAAGCAATAAGTCTGCAAGTGCCAATTCTGATTCAGCTAATGTCACCATTGCGTCTGCATGTGATTCGACAGCATCAACAAGAATAGGATTACCTGCTGCATATTGAGAAAAAGCATAATCGCTCAACGTACTTGTCGATGATGGGTTGTTACTGATTACCGCACTTGGAGCAGTCGCTTGTTGTAATTGTCCATTGATATAAACATTATTAGCATCGACATCCATGCGATCAAGTGTTGTGACAGTCATAGTTTTCTGATCTAGTTTTAGACCTTTTTGAGCAAATAAAGTTTCAATCGGTATTTCAATTTTTAGTTGCTTCAACAATTCTTGGATGCGTGTGATTTTGGCAGGCCAATCCGTAAATGGATCACCCACCAAATCGTCAAGACTTGCAAGCAAATCAGCCAATTCTTGCGCAGCAGCTTCGGCTTTAATCAATTGACCTTCAAGAATGATAGCGCGTTTAACATCCTCATCAAGGATTGCCTGCATCAACTCTAAGCGTAAGCGTTCAACGTCATTGATTTTGCCACCTAAAGCGGCAGCAATTTGTATGCGTTCAAGATCAAAACGTTGTGCAATTTGACCCAAGATGCCTTCTTCTTTTTTCTTTTTGTTTAAGGCTTCTTGTGCTTTGACAGATTTTTTGGTCAATGCCAATAACTCTTTAGCGCGCTTGGCAGCATCGGCCTCAGCCTTAGCGCGAGCGCGGTCAATCTTAGTCTGTGCATCGGTTGAGCCGCTTACAGTCATAGGAGTCTTGAAGGGTTGTGGCTTTACTTTGCCAACTTGTTGTATCGCTTGCAATACGTTTCCGCTACCAATAAGTGCGCCACCGAACTCACGCACCAATCCGACATACGATTGTAAATCTTTGAAACCAGCAATTAATGTCGCTATACCACGTGTTGTATCGGCTACTTTATCGCCAAAGTCTTGCATGGCAGAAGTTCCACCAGCAATGCCTTGATCACCCGAAAGGATTTGAAAAGCATCGACTAAACCTTTACCAACAGTTTCCTGCATATTGGCATAAGCCACGTTAAGAATTGCAACCTTGCCAGCATAAGTGTCTAAGTAAGCTGCGTTTTGGCCTGCAAATTGTTTCGCGAGTAAAGCCTGCACATCTGCAAAAGATGCGGTCTGCAATTCAGCGCGTGAAAGTCCGGTGTTGTATTTAGCAAGTGTTCTCGTGTTGCCTGTATAGGCTTTGCTTAAATCACTTGCCACGCTGACAACGTCAACGCCCGAACCCGCCGATACATCTAATGCTAAACCTAAAAGTTCTTGTGCTTTAGTAACTGACCCCGTCGTGGTCAATAATGACTGAAACGCGGGACGAAGTTGATCGTCCAGCACACCGCTTGCCGCTTCAAGATCTGAAATAAATTGCGTGACGCGAGCATCCTCAAAAGCTAGTCCAAGATTGCCCAAACTCTGACTCAATCGTTTGGCTGCTAATTCATCTTCACCAAATGCTTTAACTGCCGCCTTACCAAACTGATAAACTTCTCGTACAGATAAAACGCCAACAAGTGTTTTGCCTAATGCTTTTAGATTGCCTTGTAACCCACCAGTTGCCTTTTCAGCTTGCTTGAAACCTTTATCCTTGAACTCAGAAGCAATATCAATGCGAATGTTTGACATCAGGCAGCCTTTCTAACTGTGGCACGTTCCTTGAACAAACGACTGGCTTTGTCAATGGCTCGCATAACACCATCCAACGCTTTACCTTCATTTTCGGCGTATGCAGCAAATAAGATGCGACCAGTTGATTTTTGACGACCATCTAGCGACTTCATTGCGCCAATGCCATTCATGCCAGCAATAAATCTAGATCCTGCCTGTGGGTTATTACTTTGGCTGCGCGAACTGCCGGTCATGCCACTTGCGCGCCCAGCCGTTTCGGCAATTGATCCTGACGCTGATTTGTTCAGCAACGAATAAAGGCTTGCGAATCCGCTCACGTTGCGCTTACTGCGTCCAAGTGAGTAAGTCAATCCACGTCGTATTACACGCGCATTATATTTAGGAAATCCACTTGCACGTGACGTGCGACTCTTAGGCGCAACACCTGTGTCTTGCCAATTGTAAAGACCACCGGGAGCTTGACCGGGAACTTTAGCCTTTGCGGCATTTGTTACTTCTTTGAGCGCAACACGGATTTCATCATCCATTTGCTTGCGAAGGTCAGGTGCAAACTTCTTCAAAGCCTTTTTAAGCTCTGGTACGCCTTCGACCACGACTGGCATTTTCCCTGTCTTTCGCTTGTTGCTTCAGTACCTCATAAAAGGCTTTGAGCAGATCCGTGTCCATATTGATAAACTCGCTTGGCGCGATCCCGGTGTGGATACTCAATTGAGCAACCCGATACGTGAAGGAATCGCGCGTTAGCCATTTGGGGAATCGCCTGCAACCACATCCACCGCAGCTAGTGTGTCCAGAAACGCCGCACCGAAAGGTTTAACGTCCGGAGCATCTGCGCGGCGCAGACATTCCCAAGCCAGCCAATAAATATGCTCTTGTTTTTCATCTTCCCTAAAAGCCTTGTGAAAGCCTTTGCGGAATTGCTGCTCAAACGCATATTCCACAGACGGTGTAATCAAGTGTTCGCTCTTTGTACCGTCAGCCCTTGTGATTATTAACTTAGCCATTGCCCATTTCTCCTATTTTACCAAGTACCTGTTGTGGCGCGTGTAATAGCGGAGTTGATTGTGAACGTGATGTCCATTGTGCTCATGTCGCCGGTTGCGCCATTTTGCGGTGTCAAATTGTTTACCAAAATATCGAACGTATAAACAGCGTTGGTTGCTGAGATAGCAGTTGATTTATCGTTGATTGTTTTGGCTGCAACGGTCGTTCCGTATGCTGACGCAAGTGTAGCAAGTACGTTGCTAGCAGCTTCATCGTTTAGGAATGAAACGGTCAATGTGCCTGATTCCAAGCCTTTTACAAACTTGTGTGCGGTGTCACCCATTGCAGTCACTTCAAGCTCATCGAAAGCCTGATTGAGAGTCAATGAAGTTACATGGTCGCTAAGATCGACTGAGTTGATCTTTAGACCGACCTTGTTATTTAAGAAAATAGCCATTTACTATTCCTCATCTTTCTTAGCGGTTGGTTTGTCTGATTTTGCGACTGGCTCTACTTGACCGATTTTGATCAGAAAAGCC